TAAAGCAGCTTCGTGACGCCGGTTATACCGTTAGGGAGAAGCGCCAAACAATGATGACTGATAAAGAAGTCGACGATCTTTTGAATGAGCTATCTAATTAATCAAGGGGTAGAAAATGTCTATTATATTAAACAATCTTGACCTATACACAGCTTCTTATTCAGGAGGTTGCGGATGGGTTTGCAATTCAGAAAACTATGTGGTTGAACAATTCCCTTCAATTGGTCATGCTACGCTATTTTTGTCGGAATTAAAAAAACTTGCCCACCAAAAAAGTAATGTTATAGAGGTTGATGAATTTGAATCATTAAAATTACGGTTCGATGGCTATTGGGCTAAGTCGGCAAAACTACAAGATGAATTGAGGTAAAGGGAGTTAAATCATGATTAAAATTCCGCTTTCTTTCGATCAAGCAAAGAGTATCGGCTGCGTATATTCAAAAATGCCATCGATTCGGGCAGCCTTGAACTCACAAGGCGCATCCCGTCTTTACGAATTTTTGGGCATCTTAGGTGAGTCGGTTCCAATTAGAATAAAGGAATTTGATAGAATGGTGGACAAAGCAGAAAAGCGCGCCTGGGTTCTTCTTTTACATAAAGATGCCTTAGTCGAAACGGGTTATTTTGTATCCTCATTCCAAACTGATAACCCTAAAAACAGGCTGCATGAATTATTGCCATCCGATTTTGACTGGTACACTTTTGCAGAACAAATTAATCAAGGGGACAAATCATGAGCGGATACAATGAAACTTATAAGCGAAGTTTTGAAAAAATTAAAACTTTCGATTTAGAATCGGATCACATGATAAATTCTTTGGAGATTCTGGCTAGGGATTATCTGCGGGATGTGAGGGGACTTTTATCATATCACACTATTGGTAGAAAAGGGTTGTCTAGGCATCGAATAGATAAGCTGTCTATATCGGAGATAGCTTTTATTTTGAATGACACTTTTTTAAGAGAAATAGCAGAATTGCAAAATAAAACCGCTTAAAGGGGCAAAAAATGAAATTACGGCTAAATGATTTTATTGAACGATCAAAAAACGCGACACGGTTCCTATTGACTGGCTACCTAGAAGAAACACCAGCATATGAAATTTTAATAGATGATTCTGGTAGAAGAATACAAATACTACGGGAAGGCAAAGAATTTGCGCAGAGGGAGCTAAACGGGGATGATCTTGTCAACGGTCGTGATGTTACCGCTAGGGACATACCTTTATTCTGCCCTCGTATAAATAGCCCGTTTGCAACCCATTGGCAAAAAATCGGCATTCGGTGCCAGTATTTTGGAACCGATGAGTATTTCAAACTATGGATTTTGGCCTGCCTTTTAGAATACGCATTCTGTAGCACCATTTCACCACCATCTTTTAAGATTCAATCAAACAGACATGCCGAGATCAAAATCACAAAAATCAGCTTAAGAGCTTTCAAGGATGAGATCGGCGAGTATCAAATTCAAAGTGCCGAAATGCACCAAAAAAGGACTAAAGCTAATTAATCAAGGGAGTTAAATCATGCCAAAACCATTCAGGTATCGATCACATGGAAACAACCAAGGCAATGGGTTCGCCGGGCTAAACACCCATCGAAACATAACCCCGGCTGCCTTTGGCCTAAAGGCCATCAGGGAAAAGTGGAGTAACAAAAATCGACTCCCTCTATACAGGTATGTACCATATAGAAGCAATCAAAAATTAAAGAATTTTGGGTTTTATATTGACGGACATTGGGACGAAACTTGCCCTTTTAGTCGCTGGGTTTGGGCAGATAAAGTGGAAGATGCTCGAATCCCTCATACAGGATGGTGGGTAGATGAGGCAAACGATGAAAAAGTGCGCGGGATTGTGTTTCTACTACCACACGGGAGATGTTTGGCCGGCTACTCGTTTGGTGAGAACATGGTTACATACCCCGATCTTGATTCGATATATGACAGCGCAGAAGACGCCGCACAAGCTGCCGATTCGTTAGCTGAAAGGGCGGCGGAAGTCGAGCAGGAGTATCGACTAAAAGAACGCATGTGCGAAGAAGATTGCTAATTACTCAAGGGGATAAATTATGACTATCAAAACTGCGGTGATGGTTCCAATGGAAGTGCTCAAAGCATTGCTGGCTGTATCTCACGAAAAAAACCCTCCCATTTTTTTGCGGGTTCGGTTCCGGGAGGGGAAAATTATATTCGCGGCCACCAACGGCCAATTTTTACTCAACGCCACCTTTGATAATCAATCCGCCGATGCCGAAAAATTTCCAGAGAAGGAAATGCACATACATCTTGATTGGTTTTTAGATGTTATCAAAACCCACAAAGGTGATAGTAGAGTGCTTTTTGCTTTCGAGTTTGACGAAAAAAGATGTGAATTATACGCATCGACCGATAAAAAACCTAAGCAAGACCTTCCTTTTAGCGGGAGTCCTTTCTTCATAGCTGCGGATTATGCGGATCAGCCCACCATCGACAATGCCCCGTTTTACCAAACCCGATCCTATATTGACATGGTGGAAGTCGCTAAAAAGCTATATGCTGGTTCCGTTTCGGGCTGGTCTTACTTGGCAATAATCCACATGGCTAAACCTGGGGAGAACTTCACCTATATTTCGTATCACTATACAAACGGCGCAAAAATCGACGCATTGATGAATCAGCCTATAAATTTTAACCGATAGGGGGAGACGGGAATGAGTTTCACACAAACAACGTACGCGGAAGCAGTTAAAATAGCCCATGACAATCCTTGGTCTAAATTGGAGGTTTCGATAACAGACGAAGGGATTAAAAGAATAAAACATTTTTGCAAAGAACATTCAAAAAGCGATATAGACATTGACCATTTATGCAATCAGGCAGAATTATCGGCCCCTGATTTGGTTTTTGGCTACAACGCAACGCTTCTTATTGACAAATCCGATTGGGAGTTGGTTGGACTACCCCTGACGGCGTCGGATTTTGATTGGTATATTGTTAATTAACCAATGGAGATTAAAAGGAGTAACGTATGAAATGCAAACCAAAATACGTAACGCTAAAGTGCTTCCAGATGACAGAAGAAACGCAGAAAAACAATTTTCTGTGGCCTAGTTGGTTAAGAATAGGAGACCAGCAAGATTGCTTGAAATATGACAAAACCATAAACACCTATTACTTAAATGGCGTTCCTGTATATCATGGCATGTGGATTATGCGCAATGGTGATGAGCTATACGCAATCGAAGATTATCAATTCAAGCGTGATTTTGATTTAATACCTGACTATTAATACCTGAACAATCTAACCAATGTTAGCGATTGATGATAGGGGTTGAGGGGTGTATGAAATTAATGGGGGTGCAAAGGGTTTGCCAATTCATTCCTAGGTCAATGGAATTGGGCCAACTAGCATTCGCGCATTAAACGCCCCAGCGGGTAGCCACCGCAATCCGCCCCTATCATCAATCGCTAATAATTTATCGGAAATTAACCAATGGGGACAGATGTATGAGGATATTGATTGCGTGCGAATTTAGCGGCAGGATACGAGATGCCTTTATATCTAAAGGCCACGAAGCTGTAAGCTGCGACCTGTTGCCTACGGAGGCAAATGGCCCTCATATATTGGGTGACGTAAGGGATATACTACACCTTGGCTGGGACTTGATGATAGCCCACCCTCCATGCACTCACCTAGCTGTCAGTGGGGCTAGATGGTTTAAGAATAAAACAAAAGAGCAAGAGGAGTCTTTGGAGTTTGTAAGAGAATTAATGAGCGCCCCAATTCCTATGTATTGTATTGAGAACCCGGTTAGTGTTATCTCTAGCAAAATACGCAAGCCAGATCAAATAATCCAGCCGTGGCAATTCGGCCACGGAGAAACTAAAGCGACCTGTCTATGGCTGAGAGGCCTACCAAAATTGCGCCCCTCGTGCATAGTGGCAGGTCGTGAAGCAAGGGTACACAAAATGCCCCCTAGCCAGGACAGATGGAAGGAAAGAAGTAGAACATATCAAGGGATTGCAAATGCGATGGCCGACCAATGGGGGACGAAACAATGAAACCAGTCCGAAAACCTGCCCTTAAAAAGGAGAGTTAAAATGTGGATAAGCACCGATCTATCGGAACTAGAGGGTAAAACAATCGCAATTGTTCTTGGTGCTGCGCCAGGAAGTCGGCAGGTAGAGCTGACTACACTTGGTGGAGGTGATTACCAGATAAGCACCAACCACCCCGCAGCTTGTGTTATTTTCGCCGTTGAAGGGAACATAGATGGTCTTATTGGATTCCCTATTACAGACTTTCATTTAGAAAGCGTAGGTGACATTACCAATATGGTATTGAAAAATGAAAAGACTACTTGTGTTTTCAGATTTAGGAGAGTGTCTATTGTTAACCGTTTTGGTTTCCGAGTGCTTTTTCAGCGCGCCGCAATGCCATCTGAAGTAATAGACGACTTAGTACAAAGGGGGCTTTTGAAAATAAGTAGAAAGGATAAAACAATATCAATAAGGGTTTCTAGATCAGAACCGTGGCTGAACTTCACTATAGGCAATAGTAATGGGCTTGCGGTAGTGCAATCTGAGTTTTGGGAAACTTTTGAGCTATTTGAAACAAGTCGTGCGGTTATAAGACATCTGCATAAAATGCTTAGTAATCGTGTCTGTTAGTCTTAAAAAGAGGAGCGGTAATGATATACTTCGACCAGCTTTTTCCGTCTTCTTTTGCCGGCTTCAGGTTCCCCAGGTTACGAACTATTTCAGCTTTTGGCATAGAAAATGTAAAGAAGAAATGGAAAAGTAAAGAACACAGGGTGCAACTTATAATCCATGACCAATTAGAAACTTCTGGCCCGATAAGAGAGTTTATTTTGGGTGGCGCATTGGGATACCCCGATCTTGAGTATAGGCGTTCTTCAGAACTCGAATCGTGGCGAAAGCCGATTCGCGTACATAATGACATAAGTGATACTGTAGAAGGATTGATTTTCTTTTTGCCGCACAACCGATACTTGGTCGGTACAGTAGTTGACACAGTGCCCCATGTTGGAATTTCAGATGCCCAATTGCATACAAAAAAAGCATTTGATGACATCGAAGGTGCTGTTTCTTGGTCGTTCTTGTTGGCCGAGCTTAGGGCAGAGATATTGCGCCAAGAACATGAGGATGAAATCTTGTGCTGGGAGATGAGAGATGATATTTGAAAACGCCGCTATTGCCTCTGCGATAGTTTTATTCTGCCTTTTTCTTGGGTATCAGTCTATTCGCCACCTTTCCGTAGACCTATCTAATCGAGAGAAATGGTTATGGTATGCATTTTGGGTTTTTGTGATCCTGTTGGGCATTACCACAACATTTTTTAATAGGGGGCTAAATTGATCGGGTTAATTGTAGCTTTTGTGATAGCAAGGGTGCTGATTGAACTATTAGATATTTAATGGGGGATTTATGAGTGATGAAAAAAATACAGTATTGGAATTGATGACACAGCTAGGGTTTGACGAACATAAGATGGCAAGGTATTTAGCTGTGCCTGTGTCGACTCTGCGCAAATGGGTCAGGAATGACAGGAAGCCATCGGCATCCGTGCTTCGATTAGTTGAGGTATTGGACACTGTTCGGGTTTTATCTTCATCACTACATTCTTGTTTGGTTCCTCCCGATAAACCACCTGCGAAAGGCAAACAGTCCAAAGCTTAAGCCCGCTTATTGCGGGCTTTTTTATTCGCCCGCTTTGTAGCCACGCACGGGTCTGATGGGTTTTGTGGACAACTGGTATATGGTTTCCCGCATCCTTTGCTTGGCGTCTATAACCGCCTTTCTATGTGCCTCAAATGTCACCTTGAGATTGGGGTTTATTAGCCAGTCTGCCTGATGCTGATTCTCCCGCCTCCCATCATCTAATCGAGTAACCCAGCCGGCTTTCTCCAGGTTGTACATCGCATTCAGGATCATTTGATCCGCAGTCCAAGAGTTTTTGTTTTCCAACTGACGACGCGCCGATCGGCGGATGTCGGACAATGTTATTGTGGTCATATCGGCGTAGTGGATAATATGGTCAGCTACCCATTGATCGAAAGTCGACACTCCGCCGATCTCCCCCAGGGCGTAGCGATACGCCGGTATAAGGTAGGTTTTGATTATCTGTATAACTCTGTGGATAATTTCCTCTTCGACTACAGGGGAGAATGGATTTTCAAGTATGTGGAATAGCAGTATTAATCGCCCCGCTGTGCCCTCTAACTTGCCGAATGCGGTCATAAAATTATCCGACGACATCAGCAACCGCTCGTCTTTTTTCGCACCCTCGTACCACTTTTGAAACTCTCTAAACGAATCATATGCTGCATCGGACAGCCTGTACTTTTGTACAGGTAGCGAATAGATCAAGCGCAGCGCGCTCTCCCAACTTGATACACTGGTCATATATTCGGGCTTAGGATTTCCCAACCGAGTTCGGTCTGATCTGAGAATGGCCGGGATGAATCGTTGTAATAGGCCGTCAGATGTTAGATTTTGCAGATTTTCTCTGAATACCGAAGGCTGAATGTTTCCGTATATGGAAACAGCCAAATTATCCGCATGGATTGCGCCAGCACCTACCCTATCCATTTCGTACCGCTCTGCCTCGTAGCTAACTACCCACGCACTGCGATCTTCACCGCTTGATCGGTCAGTGAGTTTTCGTATCCAACTGTTCATTTCATCCAAGTAACACAACACCCCGCGTGGCCTATCCGCCGCGTGACGAACGAGCTTCTGACTCGTTATGTCCGAGACGGTTATTTTCACAGGCACAGGCGGCGATGGTAGATCGGGAACATGAGGGGCTTGCCCTCCTAGCACACCTTCTGGTGAACCAGCGAACTCAAGAAATGCTTTCTTCGCCGATGCGTAGGCTGCCTCCTTTGCCTCCCAATCGAGTAACTCCTTTTGATAACGCGGACGGTCTTCGGCTTCGATGTCTTTGAGTGATGACAACATTGGCCGCGATCCTGGGGATTTTTTGTCTGCGGGGTCGCCGAGTGTCATGAGCCAGAGCACTGGTGGCACCACGAACCCCGGCATCAACTCTAATCGAATCTGTGCGTCCACAACCCCGCACACCGCCGCGATGCCTGCAAACAGAGGAACCAGTGGGTCACACCCCACCGCCTCACTGACTTCATTCGCTCGGTCGGCCAATACCTTCGGCCACAGCGACATATCCATATCTGGTGCCGGAGGGCGCAGCATCTCGGTAAGTGTGACAGGACTAGACGGTGCGGTTTGATCCGTAAAAAAAACCGATACGTCTTCTTCGCTAGGGAACCAGCCGTTTAATCGAGCAAGATGAAACAGGCTGCCGATCTTGATTCGGCTTGCTTTTGTGTTCCGAAAACTTTTCCATTGCGACACTATGACCGATTCGCCGGGGTATTTGTCTGCCGATTCCGCACTCCATTCGTTCCAGATTCTAAGGCCGGAATCAAGATCATCTGCATCCGAGGCGTAGTTATGGAGTGCCATCCCGACCGCTATCCAGTCGTCCCTGGAACACCCAGGAGGGATGAATTTCAGCGCCCCCTTAATTTGATCCCACGATGTACTTATTTGATGGTTATTTGATGGTTCGGTTTCGATAGTCAGCAGGGATTGCCATAGATCAATGATTGACAGTGGCATCTCTGGTAAATTCTCCCACCTGCCCAAACCGCCCCAGCGATACGGCTGCCCGGTATCCGGGTGTATTGAGGGTGGTAACACATCTTGCACCGTCAGCCCTGATGCGGTTGCACATCGCAACTCGTATACTGTTTTTCCGTTCCGATTTATTTTTTTCGAGGGTAGGGCTATACCGAACGGCATCGTGTAAAGCAGCTTCCCGTGCCCTTGTCGCCCACTTTCGATGCGCACAGCGTCGGGAGCATTGTACAAAGCAGTCAGGTCTATCCCTGCCTCTTTAAGAGCTTCTACTGCTGCCTGCCAGTCGTCAATATCTAAAGCGGCAGTGCCGCTGTATGCGTGCGCTAACCCTATACCGAACCCTGGGGGTAACTCATGTTGTGATTTTAATGTTCGCTCCTTCTTATTCCATCCTACTGCCCGTGGCCCTTTGGTTCCGGCTGGTATTGGGACGAGGTGCCAACCGTGCCGAATGTACGCATCTACCGATGCCGGATGACTTTGAATGCTGGGATTAGTTATCATTGACAACCCCGATTGAATCGTATTAACATCGCTCATCAACTCCCCTCTGCCGCTAGGCAGCTTAAACCCCGGTCTTTGGATCGGGGTTTTTTTTGACAAAGTTTTTCAAAAAAATAATAAAAACCACTTGCGCAGTGTAAAACAAACGTGTTACATTTGCAACCATCAATTCGGGAATTAATCAGATGAAACTACAAAAAGTTACAAAATCGAGATACATAGTTGTTCGGGTCACGCCGAAGCAACATCAGCAGTTTCAAAACGCAATAGGTGAATCGGAAACACCGTCCGAAGTGTTGCGTAATTTGATTAGCGCCTTTATTGATAAGCGAATTGTAGTTACCAGTAACCCAACGTCATAGTTATTATAGGAGATAGTCATGTCAATCGAAGCCTCAATCCAAGAGTTATCTGATTCAATTAATCGTTTAATCGATGTTCTTAATTCGTTAGCTGTTAACTCAACCGATCTCCTCCCGAAGGTGGCTGTTGCTGATTTGCCCCCGACTGCTTCTGTGCCGCCAGTAGAAGTACCGAAAACGCCCCCTCCGGCACTGGCTGTAAAAATGCCAGAGCCGCCTACATTCGTCGCCCCTCCTCCACCCGCCGCCCCGGCTGTACCATTTAGCGACGCTAAGGGGATGATTGATTATTTAATGAGCACCTACAAGGCGTTAGGTTCATCAAAGGGTGGGGCCATTCAAAAAGTGCTGTCCGAGCTAGGTTATAAAAACGCCAATGATGTAAAACCTGAGCACTACGCCGAATTATACAAAGGGGTAGAAGCCCTTAAAGTCGCCTAGGAGCAATTATGTCCACTCATTCCCGATTCAGTCCCTCAAAGCGGCACAGATGGTCAATATGCCCAGGCAGCGTGGCGCTAGAAGAGCAATTTCCTGATGAATACTCAGAGTCAGCGAAGGACGGCACATTAACTCATGCGCTTCTTGAGTACTGCTTAAAAAACAATCGTTACAACGCAATCGATTTAATTGGGGAAACTATCGATCTCGGTGGCGATAAGTTGTTTGTTAAAGACGACCGGGCAGAGCGGGTACAGGTTGCCCTTGATTACATAAAAAAGCGAACCGACGAATTAGGCATTGTCGAGGTAGAATCGGAATTGAGGGTTAGTCCCGAATGGTATATCGAAAGAAATGACGCCTATGGAACAATCGATGTTCGTATTGTTTCCGTAGATGAAATAGAAATAATCGACTACAAAGACGGTTATCAGGAGGTAGGAGTAGAGGGCAATAAACAACTTCAGCATTACGCGATTGCAACTTTGGCCGAACTTCGCGTTACCCATGCAAACCCCCCCTGGAAAAATCTAAGGGTGACAATCATTCAGCCAAAATCAAAGGAAAAAATCAAGTCTACTGTTCATCCGGTTGGTCTGATATTGACCATTGTGCACGAACTCGTGTCCGAAATAGAAGAAGCATCGAAGCCGAACGCTCCTCTGGTTCCTGGTGTTGAACAATGTCAATTCTGCAAAGCGAAGGCCGTATGCCCGGCGCTCAAAGAAAAGTCATTAACATCGATCGGACTTAAAGTAGAAAGCCCTGAGTCTCTGGTCGAACTGGCATCTAAGAAAATAGACATGCTGACTGATGAAAAAATTGGTCAGATTTTGGAGGCTGCCCCCCTGATTCGATCTTTTCTTGAGTCAGTACAGGAGGAAGCCTTTTCTCGACTGACTAACGGAAAACCCGTACCCGGGTTTAAGTTGGTAAAAGGCAACGGTTCGCGGCAGTGGTCGCTTCCAGAAGAAAAGATGATCGAAAAGTTAAAAAATATGGGCGTGCCAAAATCAGCGATGTTCGTGTCTAAATTTGTCTCCCCTGCTCAAGCTGAGAAACTATCGTGGGCAAAAAAGGACGGCAGTGTTGAAAAAATAGGCCCGTCACAACTAGCAATGTTGAAAAAAGAGTACATTAGTCATCTTGAGGGGAAACTAACCATTGCACCTATTGGCGATCCGCGAGAAGAAGTTAAAACAGATTATTCGATGTTATTTAGTGATGTTTCAGTAGAAGTACTTCCTAACTGGTTAACGTAATAAAGAAAGGAATCACCATGTCAGATAGTAAATCAGATGTAATTTTTCTCACGAATGTTCGGCTGTCCTTCCCTCATTTGGTCGAACCACAGGTAAAAAAGAACGAAGAAACTGGCGTAGAGCGCACCAGTTACAATGCGGAATTGTTAATGCCGCCAGACCACCCAGGCGCAGCGGACTTTATGAAAACCGTTGGCAGAATGGCTTTGGAAAAATGGGCAGAACATGCCAACACCATACTATCAATGCTGCAAAACGACCGAAAGCAGCGATGCTATGGTAAAGGCGATGAACGGTTAAATAAAAAGACTTTGGTTCCGTATGACGGACACACCGGTATGTTTTACATCACTGCCGGTCGTGAGCGAAAGCCGCAGATGATACAACCAAGCGGCAAGCCAATCGACCCTAACGATAGCCTAGCCTATAGAGCATTGGCGAGTGAGATGTATGCTGGCTGCCGTGTTAATGTTGCAATCAAACCCTGGTTGCAGGACAACAAGCATGGTAGGGGCGTTCGTTGTGATCTAGTGGCGATCCAGTTTGCGGGTCACGACGAACCGTTTGGTGAAGGTGCAATTGACGCATCTCCGATGTTCGGCGCTGTCTCTATACCACAGACCGCACAACCAGAATCGAACATGCCGCTGCCCCCCTTCATGCTTGGTCAATAAATAAAAATACCCCCGGCTGCATGAAACAGTCGGGGGAGTGGGAGATTGTGATGGATTTTATCTACGACGTTGAGACATACCCCAATGTGTTTACGGTCGCGTTTGAGGCTATTGATAGTGAGTTAAAGTTGTGCTTTGAAATAAGCCAACGCAAAGATGAATCTAAAGAAATTGTGCATTTCCTCAAAGCACTAATCTCCTCTCGATCCAAACTGATAGGGTTCAATAATGTAGGGTTTGACTACCCTGTGCTGCATATGCTCATTATGTCCCCTGCGTGTGGGGCACAGATGCTTTATCAGAAAGCACAGTCGATAATTAATTCGTCAGGGGAAGAGAATAGTCGATGGTTGCACTTAGTTCACAAAGACGATGTTTTAATACCACAACTCGATCTATACAAAATCCATCACTTCGATAACCGAGCCAAAGCCACGAGCTTAAAGTCGCTACAATTTAATATGCGCTCAGACAGCATCGAAGATTTGCCGTTCCCTGTGGGCTCATTGTTATCTGACAATCAGATTGATATTTTGAAGAGATACAACCAACACGATGTTGCAGAAACGAAGAAATTTTATTGGTTATCAAAGGAGATGATTGATTTTAGAGAGGAACTAAGCCGTACTTACAACCACGATTTTACCAACTTCAATGACGCAAAAATCGGAAGATATTATTTTGAATCGCAGTTAGAAAAGGCCGGGATTCCTTGCTATACATTTGACGGGAAGCGTCGCACCCCCATACAAACGCCAAGGACTTCAATAAAACTATCCGAAGCAATTTTACCTTGGATTAAATTCAAAAATAGCGAATTTCAAAGGGTTTTGGAATGGTTTAAGCGTCAAATCATAACCGAAACAAAGGGTGTCTTTACAGATGTTTCGGCCACCGTGAATGGTTTTACTTTTGTTTTTGGGTTAGGAGGTATCCACGGGTCAGTTGAATCTCAGGTAGTATCGGCAACCGAAATTAAAGCCATTTGCGACCTAGATGTGACTTCATTTTACCCGAATTTAGCAATATCACATGGTTTTTATCCTGAGCATCTGACAAGCAAATTCGGGGAAATATATCGGGGATTGTTCGAGCAAAGAATGGCGCAAAAAAAAGGGTCGGCACGATACGCAATGCTAAAGCTGGCACTAAACTCCACATTCGGCGACTCTAACAACCCCTACAGCCCATTCTACGATCCGTTGTTCACAATGAGCATCACATTAAACGGGCAATTACTGCTGTGTTTGTTAGCCGAAATGCTGATGGAAATTCCGACGCTTTCAATAATACAAGCAAACACAGATGGCCTTACTTACTCTTGTGGTCGACAGCACATCGAAAAAACAAAGAGTGTGGTCAAAGAATGGGAGCAAATAACCAACTTAAAGATTGAGATAAACCTTTACGAAAAAATGTGGATACGTGATGTAAACAACTACATTGCGCTATATACAGACGACAAAGTAAAAAGAAAAGGCGCTTACGAATACAACACACAATGGCACCAAGATGCTAGTGCTTTGGTGGTGCCAAAAGTCGCAGAAAAGGTATTACTCGAATCGCTACCGATTCGCAAAACAGTCGAAGAATGGCCCGACATCATGGATTTTATGATGCGAGTGAAGGCACCAAGGGGTAGCCACCTGAGTATCGAATACCCTGGAGAAAACCCACAAAAAATACAAAACATAACTCGATACTATGTTTCAAAGGAAGGCCCGTCAATGGTCAAATGGATGCCTCCGCTAAAGGGGAAAACAGAATGGCGGCGAATCGGTGTCCAGGCTGGCCGAAGGGTGGCGGTTTGTAATGATCTTTTGTTGTCTGATAGACCACCTGTTGATTTTGACTATTACATCAATGAAGTCGAAAAGCTGTGTTTAATTCTAAAATAGGAGATTGATATGTTTAGATCGGAAACTCGAACCGGGCCGGTATCACAATCAGCATCAAGTCGTCAAGTTGGTGGAGATCATTACAAAAATATGGGTATCGAGCCTTGGGATGTTATAGATAGCTGGCCTATTGACCTAGCAAAAGGATTTTATCGAGGGTCGGCGCTTAAATACCTGATGCGGGCAGGATCGAAGGGTGACATGTTAGACGACGTGAGGAAGGCCCATCATTGCCTGGAGAAGCTGATTGAAACCTTAAGTCAAGGGGGCCACGATGCTTGAGAAAACTATTGAGCATAAAGTATGCGAATACGCCAAAAGTCATCAAATTTTAGTGTATAAATTCTCCAGCCCGGCCAAGGTAGCCGTCCCCGATAGGCTTTTTATATTCCCAAAAGGCACAATCATCTTCGTTGAGTTTAAGAGGAAGGGCGCAAAAGCAACGCTTGCGCAAGCTAGGGAAATTAATCGGATGCGTAACTCATACGCTCATGTTTTTATAGTAGACGAAGTACAGTATGGGAAAAAGCTGATAGAAGAATATCTATGGATTGATAAAGAAAAGGGGGTCGTGGAGTGAGAAACTTCGACGCTCTGTATGATTACCAGAAGAAGGCCATAAATTTCCAATGCACTCGGCCAAATTCTATGTTGTGGTTAGACATGGGGCTTGGTAAAACTGCGATTACCCTCACCAGCATATCCCACTTACTTTCTCAAAAATTCTTGAAGGGGGTGCTAATCGTAGCCCCCATTCGAGTGATCCATTTGGTTTGGAAGCAGGAGGCCGAAAAATGGCACCACACCAAACATTTAACTTTCTCAATGCTTACTGGCACCAAAGATCAACGCACGAGGGCACTTCTTAGGCCAGCCGATATTTATCTGGTGAACTATGAAAATCTCGGCTGGTTGTCCGAGGTGTTGCACACGTATTTCAAAAGCAAAGGCGTCCCTGCTCCTTTCAGTGGTATTGTTTGGGATGAAGTTAGCAAAATGAAGAACTCGTCTACCAATCGAGTGAAGTCATTCAAGAAGATAGCTCATCTGTTTCAATGGTCTACCGGGCTAACCGGCACACCGGCATCAAATGGATACCGAGACCTACATGGTCAGTTTTTAGTTGTCGATCAAGGCCACAGGTTGGGGACAAGCAAGACATCCTTCAAAACCAGATTCTATAAGAAAACAGGCCCGTATACGGACGTTCCTTACCCTGACACCGAAGACCGGATCAAAGAACTGATTGGGGATATTACTTTGGAAATGAGCGCGGCGGACTACAACCCTCTGCCGGACTTAGTTGTGAATGATGTGATGATTGATCTCCCACAAAAGCTCCGGTCTGACTACGAGCAACTCGAAAGGGATTTTTTCCTCCAACTAGACAGCGGGGAGACGGTAGAAGTGTTCAACCAAGCATCCCTCACAAACAAGTGCCTACAATTCGCAAATGGTGCGGTATACCCTATTCCTGGCCTCAAAGCATGGGAGCCTATACACGACCTAAAACTAGAGGCTTTGGAAGACGTTATCGATAGCGCGCAAGGTTCACCAGTGCTGTGTGCATATGCTTACCGGAGCGATGCCGAGAGAATCATGGAGAAATTCAAATCGCTCCGACCAATAAATCTGACCGAATGCAAATCTCAGACTGAGTTGCGCAAGGCAATGGATCGTTGGTCATCTGGAGATTGTGCCCTTATGATTGGTCATCCTGCATCAATGGGGCACGGTATAGACGGGTTGCAGAAAACAGGGCACATCATTGTATGGTATGGGCTAAATTGGTCACTCGATCTATATGAGCAGTTTAACTCCCGATTGCGTCGCCAGGGAAATAGCGTCCCGGTTGTGTGCCACCGCCTTCTTATTAAGGACACCCTTGACAAAGCTCAAGCCATCGCTTTGTCTGAAAAAGCAAACACTCAGAGCGCCTTGAAAAAAGCAATAAAAGATTACCGCAACTCAAAATTTTGAGTTATGCCTTTTCGTACGTAGCCTCAAAAATATCCGGTTTACATGGGTATCGCTCACCCTTAACGCCAGTAATGATCCAGTCACCAGGACAAACAATATGACCTCCTTCCAGAGTGTCTATCCACCCATGCTGGTCAATTAGATTGCCGCACTTAGAACAAGTGTGGTCTCCGTGAGCACCAGGGCGGCGAAAATAGCGAACCACTTTCCCTTCGTTGTTGCCGCCAACCGAAGTTGCACATCCGTCGTCTGGATGGTCGCCGTTCTTAAACCATTGCGTTGCTTCAATCACTACTGGCTTCTTGCGGTATTGTTGCATGATTTACCCCTCTCAAAATATACTAATGTATAAGTTTACCATACTCTCGCCAGTGAAAAAATCCGGCACAAAGGTTAATAACTATCCCTGCCGAGAGCACAGCCTGCATTAAACTACATTCCAGTCCAAATAACGGCGCACTTGCCCCAGATGAAAGTAGAAGCGTAGACCATAACACATATTGCCACCGTATCGACAACCCAGATTCGTTATTCATTTTCGCAGCACGACAAAT